TGTGGATGTAATTGCAGTGGTTGTAACCGCCGCAAGAAGGGGGATATAACCACTTTGGTTGAGCAATCTCTGTGTACGGTCAGCAGTTGGGTCGATAATCGTAAGAGTTGTTTCGTGGTCATCAGCAGTTGCACCTTCAAATATGACTGCGTTCTCTGCATTCATAGTCACAGTATCAACTTGAGTAGTCGTTCCTGCTACAACAAGATTTGGAACAAGTAGAGTTCCTGTACTTGGGTTGTAACGCAATGCACCTGTATCATCCAACAATGAATTCGACTCATCGTGGAAGGTCACGGGGAAGTTTGTATTCGCAGTGCTATCAGTAACAGTAACTTTAGCTGCTGTTCCAGTTGTATCTTGGTTAAGTGTTCCCACTACAAGATCAATAGTGCCGTCGGCATCCTGATAAGTTACTGTAATACCTGTCTCTGTGTTAGAACCAAACATAGCTCCAACTGTGTCTTGTACAACTTCGGTGAGGTCAATGTTTGCACTTCCATCAAAAGACACACCATGAATGGTTCTGGCAGTTGCAAGTGCAGTTGCAGTATCAGCATTACCTGTAACATCACCAGTAACGTCACCTGTCAATGCACCTACAAATCCCGTTGCAGTAATCTTACCAGTGCTAGGATTATATGTAAGTGTTCCATCAGATTCTAGACCTAAGTTACCTCCGCCAACATTGCCACCAGCAGTAAAGATAAGGGCGTTGTCCTCGTTCGTAGATTCATTATCAGTAAGTGTAGCAAGTGCAACATCAATATTTGCAGAACCATCAAATGATGTACCACCAATTGTTCTAGCAGTTGCAAGTGTGGTCGCCGTATCAGCATTACCTGTAACATCACCAGTTATATCACCAACAAATGCTGTTGATGTAATGCTTGTTGCACCTGTAACCACACCAGCATCAACTACTATTGTTCCATCAAGAACAATCTGTTGTCCTGCTAATGGAGTGATTGTTAAGTCCGTACCAGCAGTACTTGTTATTGCATTACCGTTGATATTAATATTATCTACTTGAAGTGCGGTTAATGTTCCTACTGAAGTGATATTTGTTTGAGCAGCAGATGTGACCGTAGCAGCAGTACCAGATGTATTGCCTGTTACATTACCAGTTAGTGTTCCTACAAATCCTGTAGCAGTAATCTTACCAGTGCTTGGGTTGTATGTTAAGGTTCCGTCTGATTCTAATCCAAGATTACCACCGTCAACATCTCCACCAGCAGTAAACACAATAGCGTTGTCTTCGTCTGTAGATTCATTGTCCGTTATGGTTACTGTTGTTGCAACTGCTGCTGTCCCACTTGTATCCTGATTACCAGCAGTATTGACACCCGGCAAATTAATATTAGCACTACCATCAAATGATACACCGCCAATTGTCCTAGCAGTTGCGAGTGCAGTTGCGGTATCAGCAAGAGCAACAGCAATATTTGCAGTACCATCAAATGAAGTCCCACCAATAGTTCTTGCAGTTTCTAATGCGGTAGCAGTTGCAGCATTACCTGTGGTATCCTGATTCAAAGTTCCAACTACAACATCAATCGTACCGTCAGCATCCTGATAAGTTACAGTCACCCCTGTTTCAGTGTTAGAACTGAACATAGCTCCAATGGTATCTTGTACTACTTCGGTGAGGTCAATATTGGCAGTGCCATCAAAGGAAACTCCATGAATTGTTCTTGCAGTTTCCAATGCAGTTGCAGTTGCAGCATTTCCAGTTGTGTTCTGATTGAGTGTACCAATAACAAGGTCTATGGTTCCATCTGCATCCTGATATGTTGCAGTAATATTTGTTTCTGTGTTAGAACTAAACATAGCTCCAACAGTATCTTGTACGACTTCAGTGAGATCAATATTGGCAGTACCATCGAATGATACACCATGAATAGTTCTAGCAGTTTCCAGTGCAGTAGCAGTTGCAGAAAGTGCAACGGCAATATTTGCAGTACCATCAAACGAAGTTCCACCAATAGTTCTTGCTGTTTCTAGTGCAGTAGCAGTTGCAGCATTACCAGTTGTGTCTTGATTTAGAGTTCCAACTACTAAGTCAATGGTTCCATCACCATCTTCATACGATACGGCAATACCTGTCTCTGTATTAGAACTAAACATGGCTCCAACGGTATCTTGTACAACTTCAGTGAGGTCAATATTGCCAGTGCCATCAAAACTTACACCGTGAATGGTTCTAGCAGTTTCCAATGCGGTAGCAGTTGCAGCATTTCCAGTTGTGTTCTGATTGAGTGTACCAACAACGAGGTCTATGGTGCCATCTGCATCTTGATAAGTTACAGTAATACCTGTTTCTGTGTTAGAACCAAACATGGCTCCAACTGTATCCTGTACAACTTCTGTGAGGTCTATGTTACCAGTGCCATCAAACGATACACCATGAATAGTTCTAGCCGTTGCAAGTGCGGTTGCAGTTGCTGCGTTACCTGTAATATCACTAGATGTTAGTGCCATAGTACCAGTTGCATCTGGCATGGTAATTGTTCTATCAGCAGTTGGGTCTGTGATGGTTAGAGTTGTCTCAAAGTCATTTGCCGTTGCACCCTCAAAGACGACAGCATTTTGTGCGTTCATTGTAACGGTGTTGACCTGTGTAGTCGTTCCTGCTACAGTAAGATTTGGAACAAGTAGTTCGCCTGTGCTTGGATTGTAACGTAATGCACCTGTGTCATCCAACAATGCATTCGACTCATCGTGGAAAACCACTGGGAAATTTGTGTTTGCATTGCTATCTGTGACGGTAACTTTTGCAGCCGTACCACTTGTATCTTGGTTACCACTTGTATTTACACCCGGCAGGTTGATATTGCCTGTACCATCAAAGGATACACCACCAATAGTCCGTGATGTTTCCAATGCAGTTGCAGTTGCCGCATTACCCGTTGTGTCCTGATTGAGAGTTCCCACTACAAGATCAATAGTGCCATCTGCATCCTGATAGGTTACTGTGATACCTGTCTCCGTGTTACTAGAGAACATGGCTCCCACTGTGTCTTGTACAACTTCTGTTAGATCAATATTGGCAGTACCATCAAAAGAAACTCCGTGAATAGTTCTAGCAGTTGCGAGCGCGGTAGCAGTTGCAGAAAGGGCAACAGCAATATTTGCACTACCATCAAACGAAGTCCCACCAATAGTTCTTGCAGTTTCTAATGCAGTTGCAGTTGCAGCATTTCCAGTAGTATCTTGATTGAGTGTTCCAATAACAAGGTCTATGGTGCCATCTGAATCTTGATACGTTGCAGTAATGTTTGTCTCTGTATTACTAGAGAACATTGCACCAACGGTATCTTGTACAACTTCAGTTAGGTCAATGTTTGCAGTACCGTCAAATGATACACCATGAATTGTTCGTGCAGTTTCAAGTGCAGTTGCTGTCGCAGCATTCCCTGATGTACTTTGGTTGAGTGTACCAATAACAAAGTCTAATGTGTTATCTGCATCATCATATGTTACTGCGATATTTGTTTCTGTATTGGAACTAACCATTGCTCCAACTGTGTCAGCAATAGTTTCAGAGAGTGAAACACCATCAATCGTCAGCGCATCGGTTTCAAGTGTACCATCTACATCAACATTACCGGATATATCTAATGATGCAGCAGTGACTACGCCTGTTGTTGTTAAATTCTCATTACCAAAACTAATGGCTCCAGAACTATCTGTGATAGAACCAGCAGCTAATGCAAGAGTTCCAGCGTTAAAAGTGGTTCCTGTTAGATTTGTAATTGTGGCAGATGTGATTGTTCCACCGACCACACCAGAAATTGTTGGAGCAGTTAATGTTACTACTGTTGCAGTTGCACTGATACCACTTGATAGTTCTGTGCCACTACCAAGTAGATTGTAAATTTCTACAAAATTATCATTGATTTTATCTGCGGCGACGGGAAGTGTATCGCCAGTGCCGTCATTAACAACAGTGCCGAAATTAAGTTCTTGGTATGACATCTACATTATTCTCCATTAAATATATTTATAATATATTCGTCGTTCGTTTTGCTACACATCACCAAGTATACCTATTTATTTTTTTACCAACTCTTGTAATAGATGTTTAATTTCATGCATCTCGCACTTCAGAGTATTAATCTCCCTCGCAGTTTCACGCATCACATCTCTTTGACGCTGCGCTTCCTCAGCACGGCGCTTTGCAACCTCATAAGCATTTCTATCTGTATTTATGATTGCTTTACTAGTGGTATCTCGCACCAAATTGTCATGTCCTTCAACTTTAAGATGATCTGACATATTATGTTGCCAATGCTATTGCTCTAAGTTTTTTAATTCGAGGTGGTCTAGCCTGATTTGTTGCGCGGAGAACAATCTTAATCTGAAAAGAAATAAACTCATCCAAAGGATTACCAATACCATCATCCGTAACACCAGCAGTATATTCGTATTCAAGGAATTCATCAAAACTTGTAGATCGAGTCTCAACATCAGGTCCACCAGAACCAGCAATAGTTCCATCATCATTGAAAAACTTATAATCAATTTCATCAAAATCAAAAGCATCATCTACTCGCAAGGTTTTGAACAATACTTTTACATCTGCTGATGGTTCTCTATTAACATCCATAAGAAGTCGGATGGAAGTTGCTGGATTTTCAAGGTTAATCTTTTTAGTCAAATAAATTGCAGAATGATTATCACCCTCTGGTTCTGTCATTGCTCGATAGATAGACGTAGGAAACACATCAGAAGAAGAATCAATAACATCAATCTGATTTGCAACAGTAACCATAGATGTTCTTTGCAAATCAATTACAGGAGATAATGCATCTATATTTGAAGTTAAAGTCATAGGAACAGTCAATGATTTAACACCCGACATTTCATTTGTTTCATTAATTTCAGAAGCAACTATGTTTGTTGTGCGATGATAGTAGTTATCACCTAGTGGAACAATTCTATTCGTAGTTGATTTAACGAAAGACTGTTCTGATCCACTTTGACTTGTACCACTTGTTGCAAGAATTGCAGTATCAATTTTTGTGGTTGGTGGAGTTAAAGTACCCATATTAAACGTAGAAACATCATACTGAGCATTTTCTGTTGCAGTTACAACATCTCCACCAAAGGAAGATACGCTACCAGCCCCATCAACAACAGGTGTAGTAGCAAGAGTGATTGTATAACTATTATTCTGAATGTTAGCGATTGGAGTGTGTGTCTTATTAATATCGTACAATGGAACTTTATGAATTTGATACAATTCTACAGTTGCGCCATTCGCATGAGTTGTAGCAGTTGTGCTGTTCGCGCCGCGAGTTGCACTTGTAATACCAGTTCCAGAAATAGTGGTATAACTGATAATCTCATCGTCAATCTTAATGTAATACACATTAGACGCATCTCTAGAATACTTACCGCTTGTATCATCAAAGTTTGTTCCACTCGTAAGAGTAATAGATGTTGCGGTTGCATTGAGCGCACCATTTAGTGTGGTCGTTGCACCAGACTTAACACCATCAATAGTGACATTATTTCCGGTGGTGTGCATTGCATGACCAACATGATTAATTTTCAGAGTTGTACTTGCATCAGTCATTTCCAATGGATTTACTTTAAGAGTTTTAACTGGCAGAGTTTTATTCTGTAAAGTAACTGCTCCCGCAGCTGAAGTATCAAACTTTGCTCGACGTAAAGTAAATTTTAAATCTTGAGTTGGAGAGGGCACCCATGTGGTGTTATTTGAACTTTTGAAAAGAACACCAACATGAGGTTGATCTGTAATTTCATTTCCTGATGTGTCTGTTGTACCAAGATCAGCAATCCAAGCTTTATAGTCTGGGGTATTTGCCAACAAACATATAGAATATTCTGTCCCCCCTTGCACATAAACAGGAGAGTCAAATGTAAATGTTGTTGCAACGGAAGCATCACTAGAAACTGATACTTCACTTGATTGTAATGTTTTTCTACCAAATGGTAAAATCTTTGGACCGGGCTGGCCATTAATCACATTACGAATTTCCATAGCTACAGGATATGTTGAATCTTTTTCAGAAAAATATATATCACACGATGTTAGAAAAGCACCAGTAACCCTATCTCCATCGTTGTTGTCTGTATCTAAAACAATGAAAGTTTGTGCAAGTGGGTCCATACGACGAACTGGAATGGGAAATCCGTTAATGATAAGTCCACTTTCCTCTTCTAACTGAGTTGTTCTCACAATCGCATTTCTTGTTGCAATAATAGTTTCTTGTTGAGTATCTAAAGTACCAGAAGCAGAATATGTTGCTTCAGCATAAGTTGCCCGCGCAGAAATTTCATTTGAGCCATCACCGACTTGTTGATTGTTAGGGTCTGCTGTTATAATAAATTCTATATCACCAGTTTTAAATTTTGGATTACCTTCCACTTTAGGATCAGGAATAGTGAATGATGCTTCACAGGAACCGACGCCATCAGAAATTAACTTACTGCCTGCCACAGGAGTTTCAACATCAGAGAAACTACCAAACGCCGTGCCGAATGCTCCCGTTGCAGCAGGCGTAACAAATTGATTAACTAGCTGTTTATCAAAATAAACATAAAGTCTTGTAAAAGGTTTCAAACTTTTTGCAGAAATGCTTATTGTTTTAGAACGAGTAAAAGGAATAACAGCCTTAGATATTGATCTAAACCCTCGACTTTCATATTCGATATTTTCTAATACTTCAGTCAGAACACCAGTTCTTTCTTGTCTTCTTGCATTAAAATTTCTTAATACCATATTAGTTTTCCTTGTTGTCCTGTATTATTCGGTGCCAATGTGAATGGTGACAAATTAATAACCTCCGTCATTCGCCGCCGTCGCCCTCATCCCACTCAGTGCCATCATCTCTCTGAACAACTCCTTGCCAAGTTGTCTGCCAAGCGTTCCACACAACACCCAAATTATTACCGACAGATGTAAGAACTGCGTCATAATTTCCTTCTCTATTAACAATAAGATCAGGAGCAATTTCAGTTTCAATCCAATTATCTTGAGTCGGGTCTAGTGATACAGTGCCTTTCCAAGTTGCCGTTACAAATGGCGCAACACGCTCGACAGTGCTTGCAAATGGTTGTTCTGTAAGAACCTCTTCTGTATAAGGTAGAGTGAGTAGATCACCCGTTTTTTGGTAACCTAGTGACGTTCTGGCAGCATCAGTAGAAACACTTTCTTCAAGATCAACTGATTTAGATATATGTGTAGGACGTAAAATTCCTTCATCAAAATTTATAGAAATTCTATAATCTTTATGCGCTGCGTCACCAACCCTATGACCTTGAAAATTATCAACTAAGAAACCAGACTTAAATCTATTTAACCCATTAGCATCAAGAACTTCAAAACCTTCAGCATCTTTTTCCAAGAGATTTAGAGTAGTCATTTTTTCGACATTATTAAGACGGACATTCATCTGTCCAATGTCTTTCATGGTAAATCTCTGATTTCTAACTCTTTTAATAGTAGTATCAAGAGGAGAAAATGTAAAGGGTTCCAAATCAATATATGCTAGTTTCATTACATCTTCGGGAACATCTGGCCGCTGTTTAATTTCAGATGATGAACCTTCTACTATATCAAGTGTTCCCCTGTTGTCTAGAATAAGAGTTACGAATTTACCTAAGTAAAATTCAAAGTCTGCTTGAACAAGTGAACCCGGCTTGGGAACATCAACTGTTGATGCACCAGTTCCGTCATATTGCCTAGAAAAGAAGTCAAAAGAGTTTCCTGTAATTTCATCAACAGTTTCTAGTGTAGACGAAGAACCAGCAATATCCTCAACTTTGGGTCTAAAATCAAATGTATCCCGTAGAGGGAAATTCCCGGCAGGTGCTGGAGAATCAGGGTCAACCTTAGTCGCGGTGTATGTAGGAATATCATCATATCCCATTTGACCACCAACATCAACATAGGAATCTACAGTAAATACGTCTCCAGACCCATGTTCGAAATAATCATAAACAATGAGAAGTCTTCCAGCTGGTGCAGGCTCTGATGACTTTCGCACAATTCGAGAAATGTCATAGAAGTTATCTCGTTGACCGCTATCAAACAAATATTTTCTTTTTACATCTATACTACCTTCAGTAAGAGTACCAACAGTAGCAGTTGCACCTGAGTGTCTTCCCGTTATTGTTTCACCTGATATAAAACTAAGAGTAGTTTGTACATAACTCATTGGTGAAGAGATATCGATAATTCTTGCTTTAGCTCCACTAGTTCCACCAACAATTTCTTCACCACGTTCAAATGTGCCAACTGCATTAGTGAGTGTCATCTCAGGAGCAACAGCATCCGTACTTGCTTCTTCTGAGTCAAATACTGCAACTAGATTAAATACATCTGCGCGACCTAGAGAAATTAATGTGTCAGTTGGTCGAGTTCCAAATGCGTCTGTCGTTCCAGAAACAACTTTTACTTGTTTCATCAATTGTGTTGTTTTAGATTTCTGAATAACAGACGTTTTAAGAAGTGTCGCAGTAAGTTTTACCTTTGCAGAACTTCCTAGAATTGTGTTGTCAGTCACCGTAAGAGATGCTGATCCTGTACCAGATACTTTACTGGCAAGAGTAACAACATCACCTTGAGCTCCAGTACCACCACCAGCAGTAAGAATACTCAGTGTGTAATCTTTCTCGGCATGAGATACAAATGTCTCATTTGTACCAGCCTGAAATGTTACCACACCAGAGGAGTTTGTTGTTCCAACAAACTGGCGACGAAGGGTGTACTGTGTATCACTTGCACCCGCATTAGTTGCGGTTAAGAGTGTCTTAACAGGATCATTTGGTAGTTTGAATAGCGCTCTATTTTTTTCAGTATCTTTTAATTTTGCAACTTCCGTATCAAACCCTTCTTGGATAATTCGACCAGAAGCTGTTGCCTGTTCTAGTTCAATAGAAGAATTTACATCGTCTTCTAATATGATATCAGCAAAAATGTTTGCCGCAGTCTCAGTAACAATATCAGCTGTAAAATCTTGTCCAGAATCTTCATCATCCATAAAGACTTGTCTAAAGTCAGCAAAAGTTTTTGTTACAACAGCTGAAATCGTTAGGTCTGCGTTGCTTGAATTTTCAACAATCGCACCTGTTTCAGCAGAATCAGATGCAGTAATTTTTTCACCAACTTGGAAACTACCAACAACAGTTGTTAGATTGACTTTAGTTCCAGAGGTGTCATCTTTGAAAACAAACCCAGTTGCACCAGTGGTATTACCTGTGACCAGAACACCACCGTTGGCGTGTGATTCAAGAAGTGTTGGTGAAGGTGTGTCACTCAAAGTAAGAACAGTGAATGGACGAATATCAAAGAGAAACAGTTTATATTGAGAAAGTGTATTGTCTGCAGCTGCTCCAACATCACCAGAATGATATTCCATTCCTCTAGCGCGACCAACACCAATTAGAGTTCCGTTTGCTGCTCCTCTAGTAGTATTAAATGTATCATAGAACTGTATCGTTTTGAATGCTGCTGTCTCACCACTCACATTTGAAATATCAGGTGAACCATACACATTTTTAATCAATGCATGGTTACCCATATCATAAGTAGAAATACCAGCATTCTGTGTATCAAAATCTCTTGATTTGTTAAGGTCTAAAATTGTTGATTGAGTTTTTTCAATCTCATATCCATTAACATATGCCTTGCCGGGAGAAACAATAAGTGCCAACTTGTCACTACTTGCTTTATTACCTTGATCTGTCGTCGCCCCATCTGCATATCTTCCTTGAAATGAAATTCCTTGAACAGTTGTATCAACAGATTCTTCTACTGTAACCGTAAAAGGTCTAACTGTGTAATTTCCAGATTCATCGTTAGTTCGTCTTGCCATTTCATCAGCAATTTGAGAATAATCTGTCACTCTTCCAATAGCATTTGATTTACCATTTTTGACATCAATTAAAGAAATAAAATCAGTAGTATCTGTTGTTGTGGTTAATGCAGTTAGTGAGAGAGTAATACTCAGACGATGCGCGCCTTTAGCAGCAAAGTTACTAGAGCCTGTTGCATTATCCAAAAGAGATGTTTCTTTTTCTGGTGTAACAATAGTTTCTGTTACTTTGAAACCAATAGTTCCTGTATAGTCCTCTGCATAATCATTGAGAACAAGTGTCTCATTAAGATTATTAACAAAGAAACCACGAACATAGTAGATACCAGATTCTATAATAAATGCAAGACCAGTTCTTGATGCCGGACCTTCGGCACTTGCAAGTTGTGCAGCAGTTGCCCCATTAGTTTCAGAATATTCAGAAGTATACGTTGTAACAGATGCAACATCCGTTGCGTACTGTTGTGTTGAGTGTGTAATCGTAGTATTTGCACTAATGTTTTCACCGTCTGCAAAAACAGTGGTTTCAAAATCACTACCAGCACGTTCATAAGAAACATAAAGAAGGGATTGACTTGATGTAGTTGCTGCTTTAAATCCAATAACCTTTGCAGTTACGCCAGTCGTTTCACCAGTAATTGTCACTGGTGTAGTGGCATTGTAGTACTGTGATGGATCAACCTGTTCAGCATTAAAAGTGTTTGCAAGTTTTAAGGAAGCATACTTTTGTACCGTTCCTTGCCCCGGCACAACCATAGCACCATCACGGAAAATATGACTTCCGTGGGCCTCTATCTGATGTTGCAACGCACTTTGGAGTTGTGTTAGTTCTCGCGCCTGAACAGCAAACCCCGGCCGAAAGAGAATTCTGTGATAATTATTCTCTGCATTGAAATCATCAAAGTACGGTGCTGAGTTAAGATTTGTCTTTTGTGCCATATTAGAATTCCACTACAATTTTAATGTCTTCCGTCTGGTCTGTTGCACGGGAGATAGGTGATCTATTTTCGTTGTAAATAATATTTCCACTGTCTGGTTGAAGCTCTGGATTACAATACCCATCAGCAAATGTGATAGTAAACCCGTTTGCAAGTGTTACTGCGCTATCTGCACTTGAGTCTGGTGTTCCTGCTGCACTAGAGGACGCACCCGTAATTGCATTTGCACCAGAGAAAGCAACATAAGCACCAGATGAGTTTGTACCATAATCGGTATATCTTTCCTGTTGATAATACAAAATTGAGTTTGTAGAATCCCACTCAACCACTCTACCAACAGCGCCAGTTGAAGCTTGTGTAATCTTTTCGTCGGCGGTAAATGTACCACTAACACTTGTCAGTTTTGTTGCATAGGTTTGACGAATTGTTGAGTCTGATGCGACTGTTGATGTTCCAAAGGTTGTTGGATCAGTGACAATCGCAATGTTACGGAAATCATTTCCCGTAAGAAGGTCATCACGTTCAGCACCAATGAACAGTGTGTTCAACATCACATAGTGGCCACCAAGTTCGTTGACCGCATTGAAACCGTGGCCGCCCTTTGGACTAATCACAATCTGAATTGCACCACCACTACCATTATTGATATCACCAGCATCAACAGCTGATGTCAATGCTACATTCTCAAAAACCGTATCGTCTGTAAGTGTAACAGTTCCATAAGTATATCCAGTACCACCCGCGTAAACAACAGTATCAGTTCCAGAAGTAAGACCGAAACTTGCAATTGCACCACTTGAGACTACGAAGGAAATAATTGCACCAGCAGATGTTCCAGCACTTGTTCCGTCTCCGTTCACTCCAACGAAGTAAGTGCCGTCAGTATATCCAGACCCGGCAGTAACAATAACGCTTTCGATCTTACCATCGGTTGCAGCTGCGGCAACGATGCTGTCTGTGCTAACAGACATGAAGTCTGTTGTCAAGAACTTTGTTTGTTCTGCTGCTGTAATCGTGTACATATATTTAAGAACATACCCACCTTGTGCAAAAGGTGATGTGGACTCTGAAGATGGCTCAGTGCCAGAATATGCAGTCCCACCATTATTATCTAGAACTTTGTACACACGATTTGCAGAGGTGCGAAAGAAAAATGTCGCATCGTAAATACTAGATGCGCCAGATGTAGACAGATTTGAAGAACTAACATTATCTTCATACATATCGTAAGTTGTGTTGTTTGACCAATCACGACGAGGAACCGCAAAGGAAACATCAGAGGATGTAATATTTTTACCTGCAATTGTCTGATCCCAGACATAATATTCACTAGATACATCATCAGCAGGCGTTGGTGGAGACGAGTCTGTGCCTCCACTTGTGCCACTAGTAAATGGTGTTGCTTTGCCAATCAACATATAGTATTTGTTTGGCGCAGCTTCAGAAAACGACTCTTGAAACTGTGTCGCATTATGAAGCCTAAATTTTTCTGTTATGATTGCTGTCATTGTTCGATTCCTCTAATCTGTATTAGTATTTATACATCCCCATCGACTATGATTTAGTTATCCTCAAATTATAAGTCGTAATAGTTGCTGCTGATCCGTTGGGAAATTCTTGTGAACGATAGTCATCACCAGATTGTAATGTTTGATAATTACCAGCTCCGTTCAATCTCGTATCAACCATAGCAGTACCTCTTGTATTACCACCAGATGTTGCCATAGAATATACAATCTTGTAACCATCAGTTGATTCAGAAGCAGTCTCTCGTATCCATTCTAAAAACAATCCTTCAATGACCCCTTCAGTTGTTTGTGCGGTTAGTGTCTGACCGCTATCTGCAATAATCAGTGGAGTTGCTAAACTTGAGAATCCATCACTTCCCTGATTTCTTCTATGAAGAAAATAATTTGTTACTGTTGTTGGTTGATCCAATGTCTCAGGAATACCAGCAGCACTGTATGCACTTGTATCTGCGCGAGTATCTGTGAACACTGGATTACTGGCATCCACAACCGTATATCCAGTTGCAGCTGTTGCAGAAGTCGTAACAGTAAAAGTTCCAGCAGTCGTATCAGACTCAGATGCAGCAATCAACTTATCAATTGCAGGATGCAGAAATGTATCCTTGATATCTGCAATTGGCATTGCAATAATTGATTTACTACTGGAGTCAAAATACACTGGCCATGTTGTTCCCGTATCTGATGTTGGAGATACACTTGCATATGTTTGATTAACCCTGTCATAAGTTACAGTCACAGTGGATGGTTCAGCAGTTGTACCTTCTGCAACAAATGCAGATGCACTAGTAGACGTAGAACCTGCTTGCAATCTCGTATCAGACATTGCCTGCAAGTTTTGTGCTGAACTAGTATCAACTGTTAGAGTGACAGACGGACTACCACCATACAAATAACAAATATGATCTACCCATGCCGTAACTTCAGCAGAGGACATTTCTTGTAACGTGTTAGCATCAACGTATTTTAGTGGTGCCCGAACTGTCATTTACCATCTCCCATTATGCACCAGCTGTGTGGAATGTTGCTAAAGTCGAACCACCTGAGTTTTTAATCAAAAGAGTTGATAGAGTTTTTAACTGAACAGAACTAATCGCATCATCGGCCATTTTTGCTTCTGTTATTGAATCATCTACCAAGTTAGCAATTAAAATTGAATTTGCGGGAAGAACTGGTATCTGACTAAATGTTACAACACCATTAGAAGCAATTGCCATGGCATCTGTATCACCAACAGAACCGATATTACCAGCGTTGGCAATTACAATACCCGCACCAGAAGTAATAAGACCACCAGTACCCAAAGTTCCAGCAATGGCAACATTCGTAGTTCCTGTCGGAATCTCAATTACATCAGCATCAGCATCATTCTTAATCGTGACATCGTTTGTGCTACCTTGCCCTGTAAGGATGAGGCCTTCAGCAGCAGTATAACCAAGGGCCGCATTATCTCCAGCAGCAGTATCTCCTGTTGCCTCAAGAGTAGAACCAGTGATGGTGGTTGTTGCGGTGATCGCACCAGTTACATCTAAACCAGAACTATCTATATCAACCCTTTTAGTTCCACCAGTGGTGACGTTGACTGTATCAGCAGCACCAAAGTAAATACCTGTATTTGTGTCGCCCGTGTTTGTAATAGATGGTGCTGATACGCTACCGTCTGCGAATGATGCAACACCAGTAATCGATGGGCCCGCGAGAGTAACAACAGAAGATGTGGCACTAATACCAGAAGTCAGTGCAGAACCCGTACCCAACAGAGTATAGATTTCAACAAAGTTATCATTTACTTTGTCACCACCGATACGAAGAGTATCACCTGTACCGTCGCCTTCGGTAGTTCCTAATCCTATTGATTGGTATGCCATTAACCTTGTCCCCTTCTATCATAATAACCATTAGTATTAATATATACTGATGCTCCAAAATCTTGTCTATATGCTACCTGACTTGACGTATTGGTTCTAACTATGTGTGTGCCAGATGCCCATGTACCATTTAAACCTGAACTATTTTCACCACCGTTGTTTATATTATTAATTGTTGCCGCAGCATCAGTTACGCCTGGATGTGTGATGGTAAATCTGACACCAGCGTTACTACCCGCAACAACAGCAATAATACCAAGTATGGCTCTAGTTTCAATACCGAGTGGTGTAGTAACAGTTTGTGTAAGTCTACTAGTTCCAGGCGACCCAGCACTCAAATTGTTAACTTGAGAAACATAAATGAACTCATCACCATCTTGAATAAAGTTTAAAATATTTGACGAACCATCTGTCAGAACTGCTCCAATACGTCTGTATGCAGAAGCACTATTGTTTGCAACTAGATTTGCAGCAGTTACACTCGTATCAAAACCAATATCAACACTACCACTAACAACAATTGCATGAACGTGATACCATGTGTTAGTTGCAATACTAACACCTGATGCCAAACCACCATTACCCGACCCTGATGCCCAAGTTGCATCAATCCTTTTAGTCATCGCACTGGCCAATACGATATCAACGGCATTTGCATTATCTCTTACTTCGCCTACTGCAACAGTAATATCATGATCGGTATCAGTTGCGTTTGATAATCCCATACCCGATAGATAACCTCTAGGTAGCCCAGCATCAACATAAGTCTTAATTCTTGAGGCAGCAACTTTTCTATTTGTACCGCCAGCACCATCGTCAATGATGAACAAGTCTGCATCAGCAATCGCAGCACCAATATCTGTTGCACCATCGATGTCTAGGTCTGCAAGTGGAATAGAACCATCAGGAAATACTGGAGCTTGAGAGAATGTCACAACACCATTGGATGCAATTGCCATAGAATCTGCATCACCAACAGAACCGATATTACCATCATTAGGAATAACGATGTTGCCACCTGTGGTCATCGTTCCACTAACATCAAGATTAGCATTTACGTCCACAAGAGTTGCGTTGAGTTCAATCTCATCGGTTGCGTTAATATCTAGAACCGTTGCACTAGGTGCGTTAATAAATTGACTTGCATCATTAAACTGAAGTGCCATAGTGCTGTTTAAAAGTAGACCTGTATCATGAACGTGAGTGAGACTAACATCATCATTTGCACCAAACTTTAACACTGCGGCGTCATGTTGTAGTTCCAAATCTGCTTGAAGAGTAACATCACCACTAACATCTAAAGTTCCATTTAAATCAACTGCTGTAGCATTTAATTCAATTTCATCAGTGGCATTAATATCTAGAACCGTAGCACTAGGTGCATTGATAAACTGTGATGCATCATTAAACTGAAGTGCCATAGTACTATTAAGTAAAAGACCAGTATCAGCAACGTGTGTCAACGTAACATCTTGATCATTACCAAACTGAACTGTAGAACCATCTGCAAGAAAAATATCAGAAAACTCTTTCGTTGCACTACCAATGGTCGCACCATCAGCTGATGCTGGTAAAATACTTGTGGTTATCTGTGGACTTGTTAGTGATTTATTTGTAAGGGTCTGAGTTGCAGTATTAAGTGTTACCGTATCAGAAGTTAAAGAACTACCGTCACCAACTAGAGTATAAATCTCAGTGAAGTTATCATTTATTTTTGCACCTGTTGCTCTTAAAGAATCACCTGTACCATCATTCGCTGATCCGCCGAGTCCTATTACTGATTTTGACATAGATTTCTTCCTTTATTCTATTTATATCTTTTATGTATCAAAAGTTTCGCCACCATCAAAACTAAATGTGACAGAACTAAATCCTGATGCAGTAATTACAGAATTTGCAATAGATTGGATAACGGATCAAGTATGGTGCTACCAGATACACCAAATGGAGGCATACCAGTGTTTAATGAATCTTCTAGTGCGATAAACGTCCTTTCAAGTTGTATTTTTTGACCAACACCAAATCCAGTAGAGTCTTCCAACAGAAGATCATCACCAAATGTTGTGGCCACAGTTGTTCCATCCTCTAGTTTGAATGTTCCAATTTCTTGTCCCTCAAGTATGATGTTGTCATCAATAAGACCATCATTCTCATTTGGGAAGAATACCAAGGAATCTCGACTGAAGTTATTACTAGAATATCCTAGAGATGTGTAAGTGGTGCTAGTTACACTCTGATTTAGATTAAAATCTACCGCGGCTTCTAATAAAATATGATCGCCTAAATCTGTTCCGTCACCAGCAGTTTGAGTAAGTAACAAACGACTA